ACCCTTAACAATTTTTAATAATTAATAAGTAATTAAGATAAAATAAAATAACACCCTAACGGTGTTTGAGGGCGAGCTAACGAGCAGGATTGCGAGTTTGGCCGAGTGATCGCGGTGCGAAGGCACCACCGCCGCAGCGGTCGAGCGTGTTTTACAAATTATATTGAAATTTCTCTTACATCCCAGCGATCCATACTCATAGCATCGTAGTTAGGTTCAAAATTACTGAAAACAAAAATATGCGGACTATTCATAATCACCATTTCACACTCATACTTTGTAGATGCAAAACAACCATTTTTCACCTCTTCCATTCCCGTATAAGACACGTAATTCTCACACGTTCTTGGCACATCAAACAATATTATTTCTGGGTAGTCCCCATAATGCTCCTTGTACTTAACAATCATATATTTCATATCAGATCCTTTACCACTTATCAATAAGGCATCCTTTTTAGCACATAGATATTTAATGAATGTTGATTTACCTACATTTCCAACAGCCTCGTGATACCATATTATCTTACGGTCATCCGGCTCTTGAGAGATTATATTCATAACATCCTTCTGCCAATCATAAAAATCATTTGGATTTAATAATTTAATAGGCTTAGCCACTTTGATACCCTTAGTATAAGGCACGGTACCTTCCAATCTAGTTTCTATTTTAGAACAATAAGCAACAACCTGTTCATCTTTACCCTTAGAAGGTTCCCAATGTATAGATTTAGATAATCCAAAAGCAGACCATCTTTGCTTCGTATTCAACCAAACACCCCCTTGTAAATGATGAGTACCATTCTCCCCGACTTCTTTCTGAAAAACGTACTTGGCACACATATCATCAAAAACTTGGCACATTTGGCACACATCATCATCAGTGTAATTATTAAAGGTAAAAAACCATCTTTTACAAGCATTTATCTTAGAACTTGAGGGAGGAGGTATAGTATTACCCTCCGACCCATCTGGCACACTTGGCACACTTTGGCACATAGAATTCATTTTATACCATATATAGATGTTATTTCTTTAAGTTATTTTTCTCAAAAAAAGTAACCGGCACTCCGGCACCAAAACATAAACCCATTTAAAGATTAAAATCAAAGGACATATATTAAGAATGTATGGACGACTCGCTACCCGAAACCGCACCCGAACGACCCGTAAGCGTACTACAAAACGTAATTACGGTTATAAGAAACGCACTGCTCTGCCTACTAGATACTATGGAGGCTCTAGAAAAGCATATGCCAAACGACGAACATTCGGAAAACAATTCAACACTTTAGGCGAAACAAAATTACGCCCCTGTGATAATCTATCAGAGGTACCCCCTGTACCCATTCAATTAGGAGCACAGGCTCAATTCTTTGCTGTTAACATTGGACCATCACCATTATTTACTAATTCTAACCCGGTGAACGGTATACAAATTGGAAGCGGCTCCGCTTTTAACGAACGTATTGGCAATTACTGCTATATGAAAAAAACTCATATGACAATGCGGATTGAGATGAATACGAAATCAAGCAATCCACCAATCCAATTTAGACTGATTATGTTTAAGATAAGACGGTCTGCTTCACCTTCTGGAATAACCCCCAGTTGGTCAACCAGTGGTTATTTGAACACCAACGGCGAGTCATTTGGACACGCATCAATTTCAACAACAGGTTTAGACCTTATGATGTACCCGCTCAATAAACGTGATTGGGTCATTTACAAAGACACTAAATTTATCCTCCAAAATTACAATGATCAAGGTAGTGGGGGACCCGCGATTACATACAATCATTATCCTGCTCAAAAACAATTTTCATTTAATATGCCATATTACAAAAAAGCACACTTTCCAAATGGGGGTATTAGCCCCGATGATTTGAACTTTAGTTACTGCGTAGTAATCTACGCCCATACACTTGGAAGGGATGGTTTCATTCCTGACTCTTGGGAAGTGACGACTCGCGGAACGACTTCATTCTGTGACCCTTAACAATTTTTAATAATTAATAAGTAATTAAGATAAAATAAAATAACACCCTAACGGTGTTTGAGGGCGAGCTAACGAGCAGGATTGCGAGTTTGGCCGAGTGATCGCGGTGCGAAGG